AGAGGGAACTCACTGGCCGCGCCGCCGAGACTCATCACCGGCAGATACCAGAACGACATGCTATTCTTCTGGACGAAAAAGACCCGCCGCTTGTGAAGGCTGATATTTACCAGGTTGGTCGTCGTAACGCCAGTAATCGCGGGAGTTGAGACGCCGGTGATGCTTGTCCAAGTCGTACCATTGTAGAGCTTCGGTGTATCCACCCCATTGACAAGGTAGAGGTAAGAGTTACCCGCGATGTTCAGATTAACATGCTGGCAATAGCCCTCCGTCGCAGCCACAACAGTCGCTCCCATCGTGCCGGTGCTGGTGACATCGTAGACCCCTGAATTCGTAGCTGCGAAGAGCTTCTCCGTCCCACTGGCTGAGGAGTAGGGCATCAGACTCTTCACCACCGCCGAGAAGCCAGTGACCCAAGTCTCCGCACCCTTCCGGCCCTCGAGCTCTGCCGCCCGCGGAATCCAATTCCAAAGGTCAATCGCGTCCTCAGGCTTCATCATCGCCAGCGGATCTCGCGCATTCCACCCACCGACCGGGGCAGGAATACTCTCCGACCGCGCGCGAAGCCCGCGATTAACCTGCTTTCGATTAACGGCTTTCACAGGGCAGTCCCACCGGCCGGAACATAGATGGCGGGTTCGAAGGTCGGGCAATCCCCATCCATCGACAAGATTGCTTTCGTCCCATCCCGGCCAGCAGCAGTGGAGGCCATCCGCTCCCACCTGTTATACTCCTCCTCATAATCCAGCCCCTTCTCCCGCTTCCACCGCCAGCGGAGGCCAGCGAGAACTACCTTCTCGGAAAGTCGTAGGGTGTCGTCATCTGCGGTGAAGGCCGACTTTTTCACGGAGGCGGAGGAAAGGACTGCGCAAGTAGAGGCATACTCAAAATAGCAGGAATGCCCCGCTTCCATCGTCGGGCTGACATACAGTGCCCCACCACGAATTCGGTACTGCTCGAAAGGTGCGCCGGTGGAGAGAGCTTGGGTGAGCTGCCACTGCCGCGCGGACATCGGCCCCATGATCTGAGTCCGAAGTGTCCGATTGAAGATGGTATCATTGAGGATTCGGGAGAACCCTGTCGGAGCAATCGTAGTTAATGCCCCTTGACTGGCAGTCGCCACAGAGGTAAATGTCGCTTCCTCCGTTAGCTCCTGCCAGTTCCAAACATCGGTTAATTCCTCCAGCTCTTCATTCAGGAGGCCGAGCACCTGAATCAGAGTTGCGTCGGTAGAGGTAGCGACTTGAGTTGCTGTTTGCAACCCCTGCCGGGTGAGGAATTTATTCGCGAGTTCCAGCAGAGTCGCCATTGAGCCTCCTACTTCTTAGCAGCTGCGCCCTCCAACTTAGTCAGCCGCTCTTCCAGCGACTTATTCCGTTCTTTGAGCGCATCGTTTTCGACCTTCAGGGCAGTGAGTTGCTGAATCACTTGACCCGTGTCGCGGGCTGCGTTGAGGTAGTCAATAGCGCGTTGCTTCAGTGCCCTACCGCCCATACCAAGTCGCATAATAGCCTCCTCATTTGCGGAGGCCAAGTCCTCAACTGAGCGCAAATGGAGGCGGAGACAGTTCTCAACCTCGGCAGCAGAGGCGGTGGGCCAGTTCTTAATCGGCGTCCCCTCGACGGGGAGTTCCTGGCCCTTTTGCCAGAACTCGTAGGCACCCTTGTAGGCTTGGTACCATGACATTGGCAAGCGGCCGGACTGGGCTTGCTCAAAGCTCTGCGCCAGCCAGCCGGTGACTTCCTTCACCAACTTGTCCCGAGACCCCAGCGGGGTGATCTCGACGAAATCGACATCCCTGAATACCGGATGCCCAACCTCGATGGTCTTCTGGCGATCCTCCACCGGCACCTTCTTGAACTCGATATAAGGCGGGCGAACTTCTTGCGAAATAGCAGGTTGCATGATAACTCCCCTTAAAGAATCGCACCGGAGTGCGCAACGTGGAACAGAGCAGATTGCCCCTGATCCTCTGAACGCCTGACCCAATACCCCATAGAGCGGAAAAGGTCAAGCCACCAAAAATAGGGATGGACTGTAAGATGGAGATCCTGCCCGATCAGGGTTCCCATAACGTCGGGGACTAAGGAGATCTGATAGAAGCATTCATCCACGCAGCGCATCGTGAAGTAGATGGCGTCCTTGATGTCCTCTGGCGGAATATGCTCCAGAACGTCCGTACAAAAGCCATACTTTGCAGAGAGGGAGAAGGGCGGCCGCTTGGTGATATCGAGCTGAAAAAAGGGCAACAACTCCGCCTCCGGATCTCGACTGCCCGAGGTGAAATCAACCAAAGTCACCCCCAAGCCGCGGCGCTTCATTGCTAGTCCTGCTCGCCCAGTGCCGCAACCGAAATCAATCACTGTCCCCGTCGGCCGCACCCAGTCAATGAAAGTATCCACAAGTCCCTCGCCAGGGGATACTCGCCGGTAGGACTCCTCCTGCCACATCAGGTCATACTTATCCTTCTCCGTCATTTCAACTTTCGGCGCGCGCCACATATCAGGAAGCAAACCATAACCATGCACATGAATCTTCGCGCCCATCTGCTGCACTGCTCGGGCAGTTTCCTGAAACTTCTCAGCCTGATGCCGCATGGTGAGGCTCGCAAGGTACTTCTTGCCTTGGAACTCAGTAATACACGTCGGGTCACCGTCATTGAGGGGCTGAGGAAACGCATGACTCACTCCTTCCTTATGGCAGGAATCCATCCCAAACAGATGCAACTCCCGGTAGCCCATCGCGTAGGTCAAGCAAAGGGAGACATTTCCTACAGAAGCCGCGCCGCCGATGAGGACATAGGCTCCCTGATAGTCCGGAAAGTACCGCTCAATCTCCCCGATCTGGAGGTGCCAAAGCTGAGCATTCACCGTAGCGAACAAGGAGGGGTGGCACTGACTGGCGAACAGGTGATGCTTGGCTGCACCGATCAACTGCACATTTTCGGGCCGCGCATCGCAGATCACCTGATAATCAGGCATTATCCCATTCTTCGCTAAGAAGCTCGCGCATCCGTTGAGGGCAAAGATTTTTCCTCCATCTCGATGCAGTCGACGGATTAAAGCTAGATCCTCTGCAATACTCGGCCCAGAACCACAGATGATGGCAACCCCACTATGAGGATCTTCCGCCTTCAGCCAGTTCCGCTGCCGGGCAGAGTTGATGGTGATATTCTCAATCAAAACTTCTTCCGGCGTATTGCACACCACTTGCACCGGAATGACAAGATCAGCGGTAGCGCCTGGGTTCCTGTGGCGCATCAGGACATCACAAGCTGGTAGTTCCACAACCCTCTCCCCAAGAAAAACCAGCCCCACGGCTGCGGGGCTGGAAACTGCTACAGGCCAGATTAGGTGATCCGTCCCTGCATATGCGGGCGATTGATCATCACCCTGACGGTGGTACGGCCGGATGCGGCAGATGCCACGGCAGCAACCAGGGCACCCTGTACTTCCTTACCCGAGCCGGTGGAGGCAATGAAGCCGATGGTCTTCACCCCAACCGCCACGCCGGCAGCGAGAGAGATGGCCGAGGACTTCGCAATCACAGCTTGCCCGCTGATTTGGTACCATCCATACTGGCTGGCCACGTTCGCGGACATGGCAACGGCGACGGCTTCCGGCTTGTTCGTTCCCACCGGAGCGAGAGCCGTGGTGAAGGTCGAGGGGTTGTAGGTAACGATGCTGCCCACCGTCGTCGAGGCGATGCCCTTCAGATAGATGAACTCGCCGCCACCATAGGTCGGGTCGGTCGCCTGAACGATCGTGCCCAGCGGATGGTTCTGCGTGGTCGAGGTATCGGCAATCTGCTGCGTCCCGACACCAAGGTTTGCACTGGTGATGTGAAATGCCATTTTGAATCTCCTTCGATGTTTATTGGTGGGATTACGTCGCCATAATCCCCCTAGATTACGCCTTCACCACGCCTTGCAGGCTCCGGTTCGAGCACGTCATATTGCCCATCCAGAGAATCGGAATGGTCGCGGCATCCTGGTTGTAGGGCTTCAGCTCGTCCATCACCTTGAGATCGGCGTCCTTATGCACCACCATCTGGAGATAGTCGGTGTTCAGGAAGTACATGTGGGCAGTGGGGATGCCCGAGCCGCCGTCGAAGATGACATCGGCGTTCTTGTACTTCAGCGAGAGGAAGCCGCCCTGAGCGCTGTCCGAGGAGGTGTAGCGCTTGATCGAGGTCTGCGACGCTTCGTAGAAGGTGAAATAGTCGTTCGAGGCAACGACCAGATCCGGCTTGTCATCCCCGCGGGAGAGTTCCAGCCAGAGCGGAAGCATCAAGCTCTCGATGGTCGTCGAACTGGGGGTGATCGAACCGCCGCCCTGGAGGGGGGACGCAGCACTCTGCACCGTCGAACGCCAGAAGGTCCAGGTGGAGCTGTCAATCCCACCAACAGTGCCGGTGCCGGCATCGCTGACGATGGACTGCAAACCGCCGATCTGGTTGGTCAGGGAGCCGTCACTGTAGAGATCGCTGGAGAAGTTGTTCTTGAAAGTCCGAATCGCGTTCTTGATCCGGGCCTTGGCAAGAGCAATGATCTGCGACTCACCGGAGTTGGTACGCAGCTCCAAGCCACTCGCCACCACGTTCAGCGCGATCTGCCGCCACTGGTACTCCGCGGAGGACAGGACATCGCTCGCAGCGACGTTCAGGATGTCGTAGCCGCTGTAGCGCTGGTAGGTGTTGTTGGTGTTGTATTCCAAGGGCTCGACGATGCTCAACCCGCCGTCAATCTTGCGCGTATTGCCCTTTTCCATCATCCGGGCATACAGCGCATTATTGTTGGAAATGTTGTCCTTGATCGTCTTCGCGTGCTTCCGGAAGGTCGTCGAGACCAGCTCGGTAAAGGTACTATTCGGGGATGCCATTTGAGAAACTCCTTAACGAAAGATTAGGCTGCCCGCGAAGAAATTTCGCGGTAGGTTTCGGAAAGAGTGTCGTCAATCGACCCGAGGGCAGCTGTAGGCCTTCCCCCACGTTCAATCGTCTTCACATTAGCTGCAGAGGCTTTCCGAGCCGCCTCCGCTCGCTCTTTGTCGGCCGCCGCCGCTTTCGCCGCAGCTTCCGCCTGTTGCTTCTCAATCACCTTCGCGCGGATGACGGGGTTCTGCCAGACTGCCTTGTCATAGGCATCCTGCAGATCCTTCGCCACCCCCCGCTCAAGGAGAAGCGTGATTTCCTGAGCCACTTCCCCGAAGAAGGGATGGTCAGGAGACTTTTCAAAGGCCTCGATAGCCTTCAGATTCCGCTCAAGCAAGGCTTGATGCTGCCCCTGGGTGAGCTGATTCAGTTGGCCGGTGAGCTGTTGCACCTGCTGGCGCAAGGAGTTCATCTCCGGGTCAATTGCTTGTTGCTGGAAACCCGCCTGAGCCAGATCCACCCCATACTCGCCAGCGAGCTTTTGGAAGGCCTGAATCTTCTGCTCCGGTGACCCTTTTGCCATGAACATATGGGCGGCCATCATAGCCTGCACCGCCTGCTCCGGTGCCGTATTGGTTTCCATCAAGAACTGCTGGAACGGAGTCAGCGCCCGCTGAAAACGCTCAGAGAGCTGGGCCTTACCCTTATACTCCTCAATCCCCCGAAGAATATCCTCCTCGCGTTTCAGGACTTCCTGGCGAACCGGTTCGGGCAGGGATTCCCAATGGGCACCAGCTTCAGTTCTCCAGCTCTTCGGAACAGGTGAGGGCGGGTTCGCTGGGGCAGAAGTTGCAGCCGGCTTCGTCGGTTCGGACGCGGCGGCAGCAGGTTCTGACTTCGGCGAGGGGGAGGGGCCGGCCGAAGGCTCGGACTCCCCACTTGGGGGAGCTTCATCCCCAGCGAACCCTAAATCTGCGGAAATGCTGTCGACAGCACTCTCAACATTCAGTTCCAAATCATCCATTCCAATCCCCTAAGTAGGCAATGCTGCCAAAGTTTCCCCGATTGTTTGCTCTAGTGCTTGATCCAGTTTCCGGTCTGCTTCCTCACGGTGCCGCTGAACATCCTTCCGCATTTCTGGATCGTATTCGATGCAGTTTGTGCGGGCAAGATCGTCCCTGCGCTCACTGGCATTCCGGACAATCCGACCACTGGCGGGGCTGATATAGCTATCAAAAGCCGGACGAACAGCAAGGGTTGGCAGGATGACCCGCTGGCCTAAGCTCAAACAACAGGGAGAAATCTCTGGCCGATCGAGGTCGGCAACCTTCTTAAACGTCTCGAAGCGTTTCCCGCACTTTCCGCAGGAATAGGTGTAAATCGGCATGATCTTCCTCCAAGAGAAGCCGAACTGCAACTTCGTCATCATCATCTTCAACCACCGGCCGCGGAGCCGGCATCATCAGCGGCCGCGGAGCGGGGGTTAGCTGCTTAACAATCTCAGCAATCTGCGCCTTCGTCGCCCGCGGGCCGGCTATCTCTTGCGCAATCTCAACCTTATCCTCTGGAGTCAGCTGCTCCTTCAGACTCGCCTCGATAGCTTCATCCAACTGCTTCCGCTTTTTCCACTCCGCCTTACTCCAGCCAACTCCACCACCACCGCGGCCACCACTGGAAGTGGAGATAGGATTGTAAGGGTAAATGAAGGTAGCATTACTACCAGTTAAAGTAAACTGACCACTTTCAGCCGATAAAACGCGGTTTGCTGTTAAACTACTAGCATTCCCAGCTAACGTAAAGCTGCCGGTTTCTGCCGCCAGTGTATAAGTAGCCCCAGCGGGGGTATAGGTAAGCGTTACCGCGTTACCCGTTAGATTAAATGTACCTTTCGCAGCAGTTAGTACGCGATTGTAGGCAAGGCCGGCAGCATTGCCGGTGAGCGTGAATGTGCCTTTAGCGGCGACGAGTGCGCGACTTGCTGTTAGGCCGGTCGCGTTGCCGGCGAGGGTGAAAGCACCAGCGGAAGCGGTGAGCGTGTAGGTCGGGGCAACGCCGCCAGTTGCAGCCTCTGCCCCGAGCGGAATTACACCGAGCGACTCAACGCCAAGGCTCATTTAGACCGCCGGCCAGCCTGTGCGCCAGTCGTATGCCGCGATCGCATCCCAGGTGGTGCAGGCCCGCACAGCATCACGGTGTTTGCCGCTGGTGCCCGCAATGG